TATCAGGATAATATATTAGAACATTCTGATATATACGAAAGCATATTGGCAAAGATAAGAATGATATTAGAAACTAGGACTGGTGAAGTATTAGGAGATGCTAATTTTGGTGTTAATTTGGAAGAATATGTTTTTTCTTTAAATGCATCAAATGAGACTATAAAAAGAAAAATCAAAGATCAGATATATTATTATATACCAGAAGCATTAGTAGTACCAATTGATGTTGATGTTAGTTTTGTCAAAGATAAGTATAATGATGTTTGTATAGTAGATATTTCAATTGATGGTCAAAAATCTTTGCGTAATTTGATTTATTAAAAAATTTATATATATAGTATATGAAAACCATAAAACTTCCATATAAAACTGAATATGATTTAGTTCCATTAATGAGGCAATATTCATCTGTTGTCAGGTATGCTTATAGAAGGTTTCTTAAAGGTAAGACTGATAAGGAAGTAAGGGATTTAACAAAGCAAAAGGATAGTATAGATTTATTACCATATTGGATGTTTCAGTGTGGAATTAAAGATGGTGAGAATGTATATAAGGAAAATGGTAATGAGAAAGTTATATTTGGTGGCAAAGAAAATTATATTAATAAGGCAAGAAACAAGATAAGTAAAGAAGAATATAGGCGTAATAGATTAAGACCACTATATAGTATAGGAGTAGAAATATTTAAAGGAAATCCATTATTTAAATTAGATATTATAGATAACAATAGGATAATATTTAAGTTAAATAGAAATGAACATATTATATTGGAACTACCCAATTTAAGAAATAATATAAAGAAAGAATTATATAAATTACAACAGTTAAATGAAGTAAAGAATGGAGAAAAAGGATACAAGTTTACTGTTAGGTTAGATTTAGATAATATTTATATATCATTTGAGGAGTTCAAAGATGACCCTATTGAATTAGATGAAAATAAATATATGGGTATAGATATGAACCCAGATGCTATTGGTATATCTATATTAGAGAATGGTAAAGTTATACATGCACAGGAATTTAGTCTGAAACCAATATATGATAAGATATTTAGTGAAAAATTGGATTCTAATTCATCTAAAATGAAATATTATCATGATAAGTTAAGACATGAAATATTTGAAATTAGTAAAACTATATCTAATTTAGCCAAATATTATAAATGTAAATTTGTTTTTATAGAAGAATTAAATTTTAAAGGTAAAAAGAGAAATAAGAAATCTAATAGGAAAATATATAATTTATGGAAACGTGAAGTATTTACTATAAATTTAAAGAAAAGATTAAATATATATGGTATAAAGTTATTTGAAGTTTATCCAGCATATAGTAGTTTTATTGGAAACATGATGTATGATTATACAGATTCAGTTAATGCTTCCATAGAGATTGCTAGAAGGGGATATGAGGTTATTATAAAGAAAAACAGTAAGAAATTCTATCCTGATCTGGTTGTCAAGCCCCAGTGGTATGGAGTAGCTGACAATTATACAGACTGGAAGGAGTTCTTTACTGAAACAAAAAACCAGGGATTGAGATACCGAGTTTCACTGGAGGATTGTAAGCATGCCTACAGTGTTTTACAGCAAAATTCAACCAGAAAGAGTATGGTACTACGGTGCCTATTCTATGGATAATTGGATTTTGTATTTTAGATGGACAAAAGGCATTGCGTAATTTGATTTATTAAAAAATTTATATATATAAAAGAAACAATAATATTATGAAAACATTATTTGAAGCATTAAATGCGAATTACAATTGGGATGATATAGCGTTGGCTATATCTGATAATGATTTAAAAAATATTTTAGAAGGGTATCCGAAATATGCTAATAAAGTTTATCCAAATTTAAAAATATTTTATGATCCTTCTTATATTTCACCTAAACTTACTGAATTAAAAAAAGAAGGAATAATTATAAAAGAAGAACAATTACCTGATAATATTATTTTATCAAAAAATATAAATAAATTAAAAGATACTTTTAAAAAGTCTATATATGAATATGCTAATGAAAGTATTCGTGATGTAATTGATTATTCTAAAATTAGCCATTTAGATAAAGACATTATAGATAAATCTATTCCGGAATATATATCAGAATATTTTATTAATTATTTTGGTTTAATTTTTTTAAATAAAGAAAGAAGAAGTCATGAATATATTTTAGGTTATATTGATGGTGTTAATATTTTTTATTTTGAATATATTTATAATGTTTATAAATTTGGTAGCACAAATAGTATATCTAATATAAAAAATAATGATCCTGTTTCAAAAGAACATTTAATTGAATATGGAAAACAAGCCACTGAATTTGTTAGCAAGTCATCTCATAAAGATGCAAAAATTTATTTATATTCTGGTTATTTTGATTATTTATAAAATATATTTTTTATTTTAAATGGCACAATTAAAAATTTTTGATAAAGCAAAAATAACTTATAATGAGTTATATAATTCAGCAAAAAATTTTTTACAAAAGCAATATGACCAAGTAAATCAAGTTTTTACTAATGCTTCACCATTTGGTCAATTATTATCTGTTATATTAGATTTAGGTAGACTTATTTTATATTATATAGAAGATTCCATAACAGAACTTAATATAAATACAGCAAATAGGGCTAATTCTATATATGGACTATCAAGACTTACTGGGCATAATCCTACAAGGGCAATTGCTGCTAGTGGTAATATATTATTAACATATAATAATGAGAATATTAACATTAATGGAAATACAGTAATTATACCTAATTATACTAAAATAAAATGTTTAGATAATAATTTACCATATTTAATACAATTAACTACTGATGATATTAGATTTTTATTATCACCAAATAATAGTATAGAAGTTAATATAGTACAAGGTGAATATGAAGTACAAAATGTTACTGGCACAGGAAATAAATTACAATCATATTCTATATTTCCTAAGCGCGGTAGATATATTGATAATTATAATGTACGAGTATATGTGAATTCTGAATTATGGAAAAATTATGATTCATTATTAGATATATCATATCAGGCAAAAGGATGTATAATAAAAACAGGAATATCTGGTGGCATTGATATATATTTTGGTAATGGATATAATGGGATGATACCACCATTTGGTGCTAATATAAGAATTGAATATTTAACAACTGCTGGTGTTGATGGTAATATAAGGTATGGTAGTGATGTTAAATTTACAATAGAAGATACTGGATATGATATGATGGGCAATGATGTTGATTTATCAAAAATATTTAATATTAGTTTAGTTACTGATATATCATTTGGTACAAATAGTGAACCATTATATTTGACAAAGTTAATATCACCGATGACATCTCGTAACTTTGTGTTAGCAAATCCTGATAATTATATATATTTTTTAGAAAAGTTCAATTATTTTTCTTTTATTGATGCTTATAGTAATAAGAATGATGAAGACATAACTGATGACAATGTTATATATTTATTTTTAATTCCTGACATACAAAAACGAATAAAAAGCAATGAAAATTATTTTAGTGTGCCACAGAGCGAGTTTTTATTAAAGGAAGATGAAAAGAATATGATATTAAAGATGATAGATGAAAGTGGGCAAAAAATGATAACAACGGTTGTTAAAATAGTAGATCCTATTTTTAAAAGATATGCAATAAATATAAATCTAGAAATATTTGAAGGATATAATAGAGATGTGATAAGAAATGAAATAGAAAGTGCATTATCAAATTATTTTTTGAATAATAAAAGAGTTGATAAAATACCAAAGTCTGATTTGATTGCTATTATAGAAGATATTGATGGTGTTGATAGTATAAATTTATGGTTTATATCAGAAGAGAATGAGAAAAACAAAAAAATCAATCCAGATGCTGATGATGTTGGCATAGATGAATTTGGAGATATAGTATGTGAAAAGGGTGATTTGGTATTGATAAGAGGGGGGTGGTACACTCGTGATGATATATATATTAATGATGTAGTAGATAGTAATAAGTTAGGTTGTGTAAATATAAATTTTAATAAAGTCAATAAGAAAATAAGAAAATAATATGAAAAAGTCATATTTTAAAATATCACGTAGTGTACTGGATGATTATAAGAATTTAGGATTTAATTATGAAGGTCAAATATTTAAAAGAACATTGTCATCAGCGTTTTTTGGTGATAAAAAACGAGTAGATATATTAAATGAGTTTGAAAAGATGATATTTTTTTTAATTGAGCAAGTTAAGAATATAAAAAAAACATTTAATTATACTATTGATAAAGATTCTAATAAAATAAATTAAAAATTTATATATATATAAAAAAAAACAATAATATTATGAAAACATTATTTGAAAAATTGAATGAAAATTCTGGTTATAAAAAAACTATTAAATTTGATTTAGAAGGTGCGTTAAAAGATTTATTTTATGAATCTGAAGGTGTTGGGTTTAAAGGATGGACTTGCCCTATTTGGGCACAAATAAAAAATAATGATCTTTATTTAAGTTTAGGTCAGCCTGTTGGAAAAAATTCTTCTTTTAAAAATCCAGATGGTAGTGTACCATTGAGTTGGGTGGGCAATATTGACTGTTGGAATTTTCCATATACGAAAGATGATTGGGAAGAACTTGGCCATGATAAGCCTGAAGATTTTGATTATGACCTAGAATTGTTGACATATATTGAACAAATGGTAAATGATATGATGAACAGTTATGAAATAGAAAATATTAAAGATGATATTGAGAAATTCTGTCATTCAAAAGGATATAAGGTTAAATTTGTGTAATATTAAATGTCAATCAAAGAGATATACATAAAAAATCCTAATGATACTACTTATCAGGATAATATATTAGAACATTCTGATATATACGAAAGCATATTGGCAAAGATAAGAATGATATTAGAAACTAGGA